CGGCTCTCCTACGCCTCGAATCCACTCAAGGCTTAACGATTTACCGTCTAAGGGCGACGAATTGATTGCATTCGCAGAGTCTTGCGGAATCGATTTGATGCCATGGCAACGATTTGTTATACATCACGCCCACAAAATCAAAGAAGATCAACGCTGGGCAGCTTCTGAAATCTGCATCGTGGCAGCAAGGCAACAAGGTAAGTCCACGCTCTTATTGATCCGGGCACTGGCCGGACTCTTTCTCTGGAACGAGCCGCTTCAGATTTCATCAGCTCATAGGCTATCTACGGCTCTGGAATTATTTCGCCAGATTGTCAAGATTATCGAGACGAATGATTTCCTCAAGAAACAGGTGCAAGTTATCCGATGGGCTCATGGATCCGAAGAGATTGTCACAATTACCGGCAATCGCTACATGGTGCGCGCCAGCAATAACGCAGCTCGTGGAATCAGCCGGCCAGAAGTTGTTTATATGGACGAGCTTTCAGAAATGAAAGATCTTGATGGTTTCGCCAGTTTGCGATATACCATGATGGCATCGCGCAATCCGCAAGTTTGGACGTTCTCGACGGCCGGAGATCAGGAGTCAGTCGTACTTAATCAGCTACGCGAGCGCGGAATGGCTGCTGCGGTAGGCGGTACAGATTCAATCGTCTATTTGGAATGGTCTGGATATACCGACGACATTACCGACGAAAGAAATTGGGTCGCAAGTAATCCGGCATTAGGTCACACAGTCCATGAAGATAATATCCGCGCCGTTCTCAATGATCCGCCTCACGTTGTTCAGCAGGAAGTCTTATGTCGCTGGATCCATCAGAAAGACGCAGTCATTCCGGCAATTTCATGGAAAGAGTGTGAAGATGCCAGCGTTGAGCTAGATGTAGAAAAGACAACCTGGTTCGGACTCGATTTGTCGCCGGATCGTAGAGCAGCCGCATTAGTGGCCGCCCAACGCATTGGCGAGGACAAGTTCGTCGTGAAGCTGCTGCGAACATGGGAAAACTCAGTCTCACTTAATGATCTGGAAATGGCCAATCAAATCGCGGAGCACTTCCGCAAATATTCAGTCGAAGTTATTGCTTACTCAAAAAGAACGGCCACCGCCGTCGCTGGTCGCTTAGTTCCAGCCGGTATTCCGATTATGGACTTCGATGGCCACAATTACGCGACTGCGTGCGATCAACTACTTTCGGCCATTACTTCAAACAGACTTCGTCACTCTGGCAACGAAGAGCTGACAAAACAAATGCTCTCAGCAGTTAGATTGCCTCACGGCGATGGCGGCTGGGTAATTGGACGCAGAGCGTCACAGACCACTGTTTGCGCCAGCGTTGCCACTGCGCTCGCCACATTCTACGCGACACGCCCAGAGACAGAGATAGACATTCTGGTCGGTTAGATGTATAGCCTGGCTTTAGACTTCACGCATGGGTCTATTCTCTCGCACAGTAACGACGACGGCTCCGGCTGCAACATCTGACATTGAAGCGTCTCTGGCTCCAGTAAATGTCACTAGCTCTCTTTACAATATTTACGGCGTCGCCGGAATCACTGCATCGCGTGTTGAATTTATGTCCGTACCAACGTGCGCCAGAGCACGCAACATTATTTCGTCCAGTGTCGCATCAATTCCGCTTCGCGTTCGCACAAAGGCAGATGGCGCACGTGTAGAGCTTGTTCCAAAGGTTATCAATCAACCGGATCCACGCGTTCCAGGATTCGCAACGTATGCCTGGCTGGCAGAAGATTTGCTCCTATATGGGTACGGGTATATGCGCATTCTTGAATTATATGCAGACACGTATCGCATCAGAAGCGCGGAACGCATTGATCCAACACGCGTCACAATTAAAACAAATGCAAATGGAACAGAGATTGAGTATTACTGCGTAGATTCGATTCCAGTGCCATACGACGGCGTTGGAAGCCTTGCAGTGTTCTACGGCGTCGATGAGGGCATTCTCAATCGTGCCGGTCGCACAATTAAAGCTGGTGCAGAATTAGAACGCGCTGCCGTTATGTACGCACGCGAGCCAGTTCCAACAATGGTATTGAAATCTAATGGCACTGCACTTCCAGCAGATCGCATTGCAAAGCTTCTCGAATCTTGGGGGCAAGCTCGTCGCAATCGCTCAACTGCATTCTTGAATGCTGATGTTGAATTGCAGACTTTAGGATTCGACCCAGAAAAGCTGCAACTTAATCAAGCTAGATCTTACGTGGCGACAGAATTAGCAAGATGCACAGGCATTCCGGCGTATTACGTTGATGCAGAATCAGGATCAAGTATGACGTACTCTAACGCTCAACTGGCGCGTCAATCTTTGCTCGATTTCTCTCTTCGCCCAATTATGACGGCGATAGAAGAACGTCTTTCAATGACTGGAATGGCAAATGATTTCGTTCCAGCATCACAGGAAGTTAAGTTCGATTTAGACGATTACTTGCGCGGATCTGCAAAAGAGCGCGCCGACGTTTACAAAATTCTCTACGACATCGGAGCTCTTACTTCCGATGAAATCCGACTAGAAGAGGAAATGATCCGATGAAAGAATCAAAGCCAACTCCGATGAATCTTGACTTTTCAATCAAGGTCACGGCAACAGACTTTCCAAGGCGCGAAATCTCTGGCCGCATTGTCACATGGAATGAAGAAGGCTCTACATCAGCCGGATCAACTATGTTCAAGCCTGGCTCAATTACTTTTAGCGATACTACAAAATTATTACTTGAGCATCGTCGTGAATCTCCAATCGGATTTCTAAAGAGCTACAACGAAGATGAAGAAGGCATTTATGCAACTTTTTCTATCGGCAAGACAACTGCTGGATCCGATGCTTTAGAAGAAGCATTCACTGGATTACGCGACGGCTTTAGTGTCGGCGTTCTAGCTGAAAAGTATAAGAACGTCGATGGCGTTTTAGTAATTAGCGCAAGTGCGCTCAAAGAAGTCTCTCTAGTAACAGAGCCAGCCATCAGAAGCGCAAAAGTGGCGGTCGCAGCTAGTGAGCCAGAAGATTCTGAATCCGTCGTGGAAACAGAAGAACAAACTACCGAAGGAGAAAACGAAGTGGAAACAACTCCAACCGTCACAGAAGCACCAGCCGAAACGGTTGAGGCTTCCAAAGTCGTACAGGCCGAGGCATCTCGTCCGCTCTATTTCACATCACCACGTTCACCAATTATTTCTGGTGGATCATATTTAGAACACTCAATCAAGGCAACGCTTGGCAACGAAGATTCTCGTCAATATGTAAAAGCTGCTGACGATTCATTTTCAACAAATCCAGCGTTCTCACCAGTGTCATATGTTCGCGACGTTGCACAGAACACCAACGCTTTACGTCCAGTAATTGACGCATGCGGTGGAACACGTCCATTGAGCACATACGGAATGACAGTGTCTATTCCTAAAATCACGGCTAACAGTACGGCCGCGACTGTGGCCGAAGGAGGAGATCCAACTGGAACGACTGCAATCACTTCAGCTTACGTCAATGCGACAGTAATCAAGAAGGCTGGCTTCCAGCGTTACTCAGTAGAACTGCTAGATCGTTCAGATCCATCATTCTATGAAATTATGCTTCAAAATCTTCGCGACGCTTATGCTCAGGCAACTGATCAATATGTAATCGCTCAGATTACTGCTGGCGGTACTCAAGCAACTGCAACTGCTGCCGATTCAGCTGGATTGATTTCATTCGTATCAACAGAATCACCAGCCGTTTACAATGCAACAAAGCGCACTGCAACTGCATTCGTTTCAGGAACTTCAATCTGGAGCACTCTTCTTGGTGCAACAGATACAACTGGACGTCCAATCTACAATGCTCAGCCAATGCAAATGAATCCTGGTGGAACTGCTAATCCAACATCGATTCGCGGAAACGTTCTTGGCCTCGATTATTATGTGGACGCCAACATGGTTGCAACTTCAATTGATGAATCAGCATTCATCATCGAGCCACGTTCAATCGAGATTTTCGAATCTCCTGCGCTTTCATTGGCCACAAACGTGCCAACAACAGGCGAAGTTGAAATCATGCTCTACGGTTACATCGCAGCACAGGCCGTCTTTGCAGGCGGACTTCGTCGCTTCAACCTAACCTAAGCAAACTAATCATGGGCTAGGTGCGCTCCCGTATCTAGCCCAGCAGCTCACATAAAGGAGACAGAGATGCCAGCAATCATTACCGTAGCAAGCCTTCGGACGGTTCTTGGCGTCTCTGTCGCCCTTTATTCTGACGCTTATCTTGA